CTACATCGGCACGACGAATTCGGCACGACGGGGTCGCTGCCCGTCCTGACCGGGCACCAGCACCACGATCACGCACACCTGCTGGCCGCCGCGGTCCTCGGGCGTCGCCTTGGCGAGCGTTCCGCCGTTTTCGGCCGCGATCTGCTGGCCGACCGCGTAGCAATCGCCCTGGACGAGCAGAATGCGCTGCGGTGTCGCAGGGGCGGCGGACGACATCGGCAGCGCGGATGCCGGCAAGACTGCGCCAAGCGCCATCGATGCTGCCAATGCCAGGGTCGGGAAGCGAATGTTCTTCATGTGTGACGTTCTATTACAGACGGGCTGAACATCAAATGAACAACGCGGCCCTAGGTTTCAGCTCATCTGATGCGGGTCGTCGCCGCAAGCCGGCCGAAGATGGCGACCAGTCCCGAGATCGCTGCCACCGCCAGCAGGACCGTGTCGGTAAGCGCGGCGCTGTCGACCGCATCGACCGGCACGCCAAGGGCTGCCGCACCGGCGCTCGCCACGGTGATGATCGAGGCCCAGTTCGTGCGCGAAGAGTACCAGGGTTTTTCGAAGTCCATCTTTTCCATCCTCTACGTGTTGAAGTGAAAATCGCGTGTCGCGACCATGCCGGGACCGGCCACAAGGCTGATCTGGCTGACGCGCAACCGAAGCAGGGAGCGTCCCTCGACCAATGACGCATCGACCGGCCAGCGCGGCAGCACCGTCTCGGCCTCGCCGACGACCTCGCTTCCGTCCAGAAGCGTCGCCAGATAGCGTTCTTCGGCCTCGCCAAGCGGGATGTCCGCAGCCAGCCAGCTATCGGCATCGATCCGCCCGCGCCGCGTCCAGGCGAAGGTCACCACCTCGCCCGCCCGCTCGCAGCGCAAATGGCAGGGCGAAAGCGGCAACAGCGCCCGCATTCCGCCGCTGACGATGGCGCTTGTCGCGTAGCGGTCGGACAAATCGTATCCGGCGGGCACGCATCGCCAGTTGAGTTCGCGGCCGATCTCGCTCGACTGCAAACCCGCCGCCACGACCGCCCGGTCGAGAAGCACGAACCGCGCGCCTGCCGGGGCCCCGGATGCCAGCGCATCCTCGGTGCCGAGTTGCCCGCGCAACAAGTCCCCGACCTCCCACAGTCCCGGCGCGATTTCCTCTGCACCGGCGAACTGGAGAACTTCCCAACCGACCGCGGTTTCGATCGCAGCGGCGTTGGCGCCGTTGAGCATGTCCGCAACCGCCACCGATTGCAGCGAGCCGCCATGCAGCCGCACGCGAATGCGCGTCACGCGGTCGATTACGCCGCTGCGGCCAGGCTGCGCAGGCTCCTCCAGCCGGCCCATCGTCGCCGGCCTGTCGATCTGCGCGCGCAGGTCGAAGCCCGCGACATCGGGCGAAGCGAAGACGAGCTGGCTTCGCCACGGTCGCGCTACGGCCGCGATCCGCAGGCGGGTTTCGGCAGCCTCCGCGTTTGGTCCCATCGGCAGGTCGAGCCAGATCGCCTCCGGCGGTCCCGGCAGCTTCGGCGACGTATGGACCGGCGGCAGGATACCCTGCCACGCAGTCGCGGCCCGCAAGCCGATGCGCCTGGCGACAACCCGTGCGGTCAGACCTTCCTCGATCGTCTCGACGCGATAGACCCTGTCGCCGCGCCGCTGCGGCAGCCGCACGGCCTGGCCGGTCGAAAGTGCCGCCGGCGCCGTCGCAAAGCTGATCGTCTCGCGTCCCGCCCGATGCCGGTCGAGCCAGCGCGTGGCAAGCGCGGCCGCCTGCCCCTCCTCCAGCATTCCGGGAAAGCCGAGCCGCGCCCTGCTGTCGGCGCCGGGCTCGAATTTGGCCGCGCGTGCCTGCGCCGCCTGATACTCGCGGAACGGGTCGCGATAGGCGAGTTCGACTTCGCTCGCGACCTGCGTCTGCGCCTCGCTCGTCGTCTCGATCACCACCCCGCCATCGTCGACGAGATCGACCAGATCGACGACTTCGCCCACGATCTCGGGATCGCGAAAGGTGATCGTCCCGCCGCTCTCGCTGACGCCGAGGCCGAAGAGTTCGACCAACGGCTGCAACGCCGCGCGCGCCGTCCCCGGCTCGTCGACGACATAGCCCGCGATCGTCTGGTGCACATCCCGAACGTCCGGCAGCGGCAAGCCGTGGCGCGTCATGATCGTCTCGATGAGCGATGCAACGTCGACGCCGCTCGCCCGCCCGTTCAGCCAGTGGCCGAGAAACCAGTTCGCGCCGTCGGCCCAGACGCCCCCAAGCGTTGGAAATGCCGGAAACGGACGCGCATCCCATGCCCAAACATAGAGCCGGTCGGGATCGACCATCCGCCCGCCTTCCAGCGCCGCCACCGGGTTGCGCGTACCGTCGAAGCTCGAATGCCCCGGCTGCCAGGCCCCGTGCTGCGCCTCGAGATAGCGCGCCTGCGCAACATCGCTTCTTGCGCCGTTCGAGAAATGCGGCGCAGCATTCTCGGAACTCTTCGGGTCGGGAAAGACGTTCGGCTGGTTCGGCCCCTTGTCGATCGCGGGACAGCCGATTTCGGTCATCCAGACCGGCTTCGAGGCTGGCACCCATGCCATCGGCTCGGACAGTTCGACGCCGCCCAGCCGGTCGAAATGCGGGTTCTCCCACCAGGATTTGATGTCCTTGTAGCGAAACACCCAATCCTTGCCGTACGCCCCATCGCTGATCGCCATACGCTGCCGCGCGACCCGGTCCTCCTGCGAGGCGTAGAAGAAATCATGACCCTCACCGCGGAAGACGCTTTCGAGCAGGCCGTCGCGATCATTGGCCGACGAGAACCCGTCCGGATTGCCGCCGGCTTCGTCGCCGTCCCGCCAGTCCGACAGAGGCATGTAATTGTCGATACCGACCGCGGACACCGCCGGATGCGCCCAGAGCGGATCGAGGTGGAAGAGGACGTCGCCCGATCCGTCCCCCGGCTGGTGGCCGAAATATTCAGACCAATCCGCGCCATAGCTGATGCGCGCCTGCGGCAGCATCGCCGCCACCTCGCCCGCCAGTTCGCACAGCACGTCGACGAACGGAAACCCGTTCGACCCGTCGCGCAGCGTCGTCAGCCCACGCAGTTCCGAGCCGAGCAGGAAGGCGTCGACGCCGCCCGCCAGCGCCGCCAGCCGCGCATAGTGCAGCACCAGCCGGCGATAGCCCCAGTCGTCGGGCCGCAGACACGTGACACCTTCGCCCGCCGCGACGACATCCGCCGGACCGACCGCCCCGGTGAAATACGCGACGATGCCCTGCATCGCATTCGTCTTGTCCGGGCTCCCCGCTTGCCCCGGCGCCGGCATCGACGTAATCCGCCCGCGCCATGGATAGACCGCCTGCGCCGCCTCGCCATAGGGGTCTGGCAAAGCGTTGCCGGCCGGCACGTCCATCATGATGAACGGATAAAGCGTGACCTTCAGCCCGCGCCGGTTGATCTCGCCGATCGCGTCGATCACAGAGCGGTCGCTCGGCGTCCCTCCATAAGCAGCCGCGTCGTCGATCTGCGAGACGACATAGGCCGCCGCACGCGCCACGCCCGATACCGCCCACTCCTGCGAGAACCCGTCCGGATTGCCCTGCGTCACGCCCGGCCGCACGCGGCATGTCCCTGCGCGTAGATCGTCGCCGAACCAGGTGACGACCAGCGCGACATGCTTCAGGTTCGGAAACACCGCCTGCAGCTCGTCGAGCGAAGCCTCGATGTCGGTGCCAGCGTGAAGCACATGCCGGTTCACCGCCTCAGTCTCGCCGACCGGCCGCGACCGCGTCACCTCGGCCGGCGACAGGCCGTATTCGGTCGAGCCGGGGATCAGCGCCACCGCCCGCACGTCGTTCTGGTAGCCGCCGACCGGCCGCACCACCTCGAACTGGAATTGCGGCAGGCGGTTGCCGAAATCGGTCAACGGAAAGCGGTCGAACACCACATAGGCGACGCCGCGATAGGCCGGCGCATCGCCCTGCTTTGCCGCGATCAGTGGGTCGGGCTGCTGGTCCTCGCCGCCCCGGTAGACACGGATGTCGAAGCGCTCGCGGTCGATCTCGCGCCCATCCGCCCAGATCCGCCTGACGCTCGCGATCTCGCCCTCGCACAGCGCAAAGGCTGCATTGGCGAAATAGCTGTAGGTCGTCGTCTTCGGCCCGCCCTTGCCGCCCTGCCGCTCGGTCCGGCTCTCTTCCTCGAAACGCGTCGCCCAGATCAGGTTGCCGGCGATCCGCGCCGTGCCGAAGACTTGGGGAAGCGGCACGCCCTCTTCCGCCTGGAACGGCCGCATCCCCGACAGCCGCGGCCCCTCGATGCGCTGCGAGCCGTTGATCAGCGCGCGGTCGACGAGATAGCCGCCGATCGCACCCGCCGCCGAGCCGATCGCCGCACCGAACGTGCCGAGATAGCCGCCGAGAAACGACCCGGCAGCCTGCAGAACGATTGTCGCCATGAAGTTCCCCGGTCAGTCTGGAAATCGAAACGCCGCCGCGATGCGCGACCGCCAGGCCGGCACGAGCGGCGACACCGCCACCGCGTGGCCTTCATAGGCATGGATGATCGTGTCGCCGTCGGCGAGAACGGCGAGGTGCTTGGCCGGCAGATGCCGGCGCCAGCGAAAGGCGAGAACGTCGCCCGGCATAGCCTCGCCCGGCGCGATTTCCGCCATATGTCGCCGCGCAGCCTCCAGCAGCGGCTCTCCTGTCCGCGCCTCGGCCCAGTCGCGCGAATAGGCCGGCATCGCTTCCGGCTCGCAATCATAGAGGTCGCGCCAGATGCCACGCAGCAGCCCTAAACAGTCGCATCCGACGCCGAGCCGCGATCCCTGATGCCGATAGGGCGTGCCGATCCAGCGCCGCGCTTCACGCAACACGTCCGCGCGCCTCATGGAACGATCGCCCCGCCGTCGAACACCCCATCCTCACTGACATAGCCATAGGCGACGTCGTTTCCCGGAAGATGCGGAAACCCACGAAAATTCAACGTGTTGGCGAACTTATCTCGACAGGTCGAAAAAGCCTTGTCGCAGCCCGCGGTGATAGAGAACGCGAAGCCCGGCGCAAGGTCATCCCCGCCATCCAGCGTCACCAGACCGCCCTCCGTCCCCCGCCGATGCGCTGTCACGCGATAGGACTGGCCCTCGCTTGTCAGTCTCCCGCCGCCGAACCAGCCATCCGCAAAGGCGTCGAGCCCCGAGACAACATAGATCCCCGTTCCCGCTTGCGCGACGACAATCCCTGCAGCCCCGAACCCCGCCATCGCGACCCCGCACCTTGCATCACCAAGCTCCGCATCGCAGCTCCGCCGCAAATATCGCCCCGCCGGCCGATCGAGATTGCGTACCAGGCTTTCGAGTTCGGCTACCAAAGCCCCGTCGCGCCGAATGATCTTGCCGATGGCCGATACTCGGACCAATTCGGCCCCGTCCGGCGCGTTCCAGTCGACGCGGAACGTCTCCACCTTCGCGCCGTCGAACAGCCCCGCGTCGATCTCCGCCTCCGAAAGCCGCGTCGACGAAAGCGCCCCTTCGATCTCCGCCGTGTCGACTGCCAGCCCGAGCGAGGACTGCGCCTCGCTCTGCGAGAAGCCCGATCGCGGTTCGAAGCTGGTGCCGTCGAAAACAAGCCCCCGATCGTGATCGGTAAAGCCGAGCGCCGTGCCATCCGTCTTCGTCACCCGCCAGCAAAAGCACAGCGTCGTCGCCCGATCGCTCATGCGAACACCTCGACGATCGGGATCGACGGGATCTGCCCCGCCTTGAACGATGACAGGCTGATCTCCAGCCGGTCGGTGTCGAACCGCGCGGCGATGTCGAACAGGAACCCGGCCGTCACCAGGCTACCCTCCGCTGGCGCTGCATCGAGCGTTACGACACCCGTCATCGGGTCGACGGAGAACGCGCTTGCATCAAGCTCGAAACCGTCCACGGCCACCTGCACCGATCCCGCGACCGGAAGCGTAATCTCACGCTGATACGCCTCGGCCCCGCTGCCATAGCTCTTGGCGAGTTGAAACGTCACGCTCTCGCTGTCGCCGATCCCGATCTCCTGATCCATCGATTCGGGTTCGTCACCCAACCCACTGGATTTGTGGTCGAAAGGGTCGCGGAAGCGGAAGGCATGCAGCGCCCCGCGCCGCGCTTCGAAGAAGGCGACGATCTCGCCCAGATCGTCCAGCGCGCGCAGCCCGGTGCCGGCGTCGAAGCGCCGTCGCGAGCGGCTCTGGCGCAGATTGCGCCGTTCTTCGCCCGACGTCATGGTGACGATCTCGACGCGCCGTTCCGGCCCGCCGGTCGCGCCGAAGGAGATCGCGGTCGGAAACCGCTCATCGTGAAATGCGTCCATCATCGCCTCACAAGGTTCGCGTACCGCGCGAGACCGCCCGCGCCAGCATGCCGGTGATCTGCGCTTCGGATTTGCGGAACGAGTTCGCGTCGGCCGCCGTCACGTTGAAGACGACATTGACGGCACCCCCGCCGCTCGCCGCCACGCCCAGCCGCCCGTCGGCGGAACGTTGCAGCGGCAGGATCGCCTCCGCGCCCGCCTCGCCCATTAGCCCGGCGCCCCGCGCCATCGGAAAGAGCGTCGGCCCCGAGACGACGCCCCCTTGCGCGAACGGCGTGATCGAGCCCGGCACGCCGCCCTTGGCGAACGGCACGATCCCGCCGAGCAGCCCACTCAACGCGCTCGACGCCAGCCCGCTCAGCGGCTTCAGCCCCTGGCTCAGCGCCATGCCGGCCAGATTGAGGCCGATGCGGCGCAAGATGTCGTCGAGCGAGCGTCCGCTGACGGTCGCCGCCCGCAGCGCCCCGCCAAGCTGGTCGCCAAAGCGCGACGACAGTTTTTCGAGGTTCGACAGCGCCGCCGCAAAAGGCGCCGTGTCGGCCTCGATCGACACGGTGAACGTCTCGTCCATCGCAAATCTCCTTCAAAGATCGGGAAAGCGCGCCATCAGCGCGCCGAGATCGTCGCGTGCCGGCGCCGGGCGGGCCGCGCGATTCAGCCCGGCGCACCAGGCGAATTCGCGCGGCGTCATCGCCCAGAGCTCGGCCGGCTTCAGCCGCAACAGGCCGAGGCCGGTTTCGAGGACGTCGTCCCACGGAAACCAGCTCGGCGGCGCTGCTGCGGCGGTCAAGGGTTTGCCGGCCCCGCCTCCCCGGCGAACGTTGCGGTCAGAAGATCAGAGACGATCGCCGCGAAACCGGTCACCCCGCCCTTGCAATGCATCGCCAGCACCTCGTCATCGGCCACCGCATTGCCACCGCCGCGCAGACCCGCGCCGATGATCTTCGCCATGTCGCCGGCCGAGAGCCTGCCCGTCGAAAATCGTTCGACGAGCGCACCGAGATCGTTCGCCTTAAACGCGCTTTCGAGTTCCGCCAGCGCGCCCAGCGTCAGGCACAGCCGATAGTTGCGGCCGTCGAGCGTCGCGCAGATCTCGCCGCGCCGATGGTTCACGTTCATGCGGCCTCCGCGAAGCTGAGCGCGCCGGCCGATTCCAGCGCCGCCTCGAACGTCACCTCGCCGTCATGGCTGCCGGCATATTCGAGCGCGGTGATCTGGAACGGCCCTTCGATCACGCCGAAATCCGGGATCGCCAGTTGCCAGGCCGAGATCGACCCTTCGAAGAAGCGTTCGCGCAGGAGCGCATCCGACGCCTGGTCCTTGAAGATGCCCGATCCGCTGACCGATGCCCTCTGCACGCCGGCGCCCGCCAGAAGCTCTCGCCAGCGCCCCGCCGAGTCCGCGTTGGTTACGTCGACGGTTTCGGAGTTGAACGCCAGCCGCTTGGTGCGCAGCCCGGCAATGGTGACGAAAATGCCTGACCCGTCCGGGTCGAGCTTGAGCAACAGATCCTTGCCCTTCTGAGCAACCATGAAGGCCTCCAGGTGAAATGTTCAACGATGTCAGTGAATTCAGGTCGCCGCTTCGGTCAGCGCGCGAAACCGGATAAGCCCGTGATGGACGTCATTGTCGTCCTCGTAGCGGACTTCGGAATACTCGGCGTGCAGCCGGATCAGCGCATGACCGTCCAAGGCCAGCGCCGCGTCGTCGAGCGCTGCCCGCACCATTTCCATGAGCATGTGGCATTCGCTCTTGCCGCGCTCCTTGGACCAGACGTGTAAGGTGACGAGGTGTTCCGCCCCGGTCTCCGTATCGGTCGACCAGTCGTAGACGGCGGTTCGTCCAAACGTCAGGTAAGGGAACTTCGCGTTGGCCGGCGCCTGGTCGTACAGCCGAACCGCGCCCATGGCGGCGGTCAGGTCTGCATTCGCCTGCAACGACGCGAAGACGCCCCGCTGAAGCTCAAGTGCCGCGCTTGTCATCCGCCCCCTCCTCGCCCGTCCGGCGCTCCCGCTCGCCACGATAGCCTGACGCAACGTCGTCCGCCATGCCGTGCAGCAAGCTGCGCAGGCTCCTGACGAGATCGTTGCCGGTCGTGCGTATCGCCGCCTTCATCGCCCCGTCTCCCGCGTTTCGCAGACGAGATAGCGACCCGTCTCGTCCGGGTCGGTGATGGTCTCGATGGCGAAGACGCGCTCGCCGCGGCGAAACCGCATCCGCCGGAAAATGTCGCCGCGATGGCGCATGGTGATGCGGTGGGTGATGTCGACTTGGCGCTGGTCCGCGCCGTAGCGCATCCGCGCCCGCACCGGCTCGACATGGGCGAACAGCGTCGCCACCTCGACCCACTCGCGCACGACGCCACCCGCCCCGTCGCCGCTCTCGATCGCGTCTTCGACGATCAGTTCGGTGTGCAGCATCCCTGGATCGATAAACTCCATCAACCAACCCTCCTGCGCTTGAACGGCGCGATCAGCCGCTCGTAGCCGGCCGGATACGAAACCGGCTGGTCGCCCGCGCCATGCACGCCACGAAATTCGTACCAGTGCGCCACCAAAACCAGCACCGCACGCTTCAACAGGTCGGGCACGTCGGTCGCCGCCTCTCCATGGCCTGCCACGAAATCGATCTCGATGCCGTTCAGCGACGCCGTCGGCGCCAGCGGCACCTTGAAATGGACCCGCGCCGGCCGCGACACCGCGTCGACGACATAGCCCGCCGGGTCGACCACCGACCCTTCACCGTCCTCGCCGAACACCGTCACCGACAGAACCTCGCGCACGGGATGCGGCGCCAGGCGCACGGTCCGGTCGCGCGGCCGTGCGTCGAGCACCTTGCGCCAGGTCTGCGCCATCAGCGCCAGCCCCGTCGCCGCCTCGACCTCCTCGCGCGCGGCCCTGATCAGGCCCGTCAGCAATTCGTCCTCGCTGTCGTGCTGCACGCGCAGATGGCTCTTTGCCTCGGCCAGCGTCACCGGCTCGCCCTCGGGGCCGGTCGTTCGAAATGCGGTCATCGCCACCTCGGTTGTCGGATGCAAAAAGGCCCCGGCAATCGCTTGCCGGGGCCGATACTTCGTTCGACGCCTTACGCCGCGAACTTCAGCAGCTTGATCGCGTCGAAATCCTGCACCCCGCCGCCGACGCGCTTGGTCACGTAGAAGAGCACGTAGGGCTTGGCGGAATACGGGTCGCGCAGCACGCGCACGCCCGCCCGGTCGACGACGAGATAGCCGCGGCCGAAATCGCCGAAGGCGATCGGCGTCGCATCCGCGCCGATATCGGGCATGTCCTCGGCCTCGACGACCGAAAAGCCCATCAGCATGGCACGCGCGCCCGCCGTCGCCGGCGGCTGCCACAGATAGTTGCCATCGGCGTCCTTCAGCTTGCGGATCGCCGCCTGCGTCCTGCGGTTCATCACCCAGTTGGCGTTCTGGCGATAGCCGCTCTTCAGCGCGTAGACCGTGTCGATCAGCACGTCCGAAGCGTCCTCGGCCGGCAGCGCGCCGTCGACGCCGGTCGCGACATGGCCGAGGCTGCCCCACGCCCAGTCGCCTTCCGCCACCGACCCATAGTCGAGGAAGCCGCGCGGCTTGTTCACCCCGTCGCCATTGACGAAGGCCGCGCCTTCCTGCTCAGCGAAGGCGATTTCCACTTCGCCGGTGATCCAGTCGCCGAGATCGACGATCGAATCTTCCAGCAATGCCGCCGTCGCCGCCGGCATGGCGTAGAGTTCCATGGTCGGAAACTGCATCTCCTGCAGCGCCGCCGTGGCGGTCTGCGGACGCGCCGCCGTCTCGCCGACCCAGCCGACGGCCGGGCCGTTGACCGCGAAGGGCTTCTTCAGGACAGCGCCCGACACCTGCCGCACCGTCGCGATCGAGCGGATCGGCGACAGTTCGCGCAGCCTTGCGCCGATCGCCGTCTCGATCTCGTCGGGCACGAGATAGCCGCCATCCTGGCCCGAGCCGTAGCTCATCGCCTTCTGTTCGAGATCGCGCAACGTGCGGTGCTCGCCGGCGCGCACATAGGTGTCGAAGGCGTGCTTGTGCTCCAGCGCGACGCCCACCCCGCGTTCGCCGCCCAGATGCGGACGCGCCCGCTTCAGGCTCATCTCGTCGAGCGCGCGCTGCTGGCGGTCGAGCGCAGCCGAGATGCGATCCACCTTGTCGGTGGTGATCACGTCGGCGCTCATGCGCTTTTCGATCTGCGCCAGCCGGCTGTCATTCGCCTCGCGAAACGTGCCGAACGTCGTCATCAAATCGTCGAAGGCATCGCCGATCTCGCCGGTCGCCGCCTTGGTCTCGATGGAATGGTTCATCGAAGATTGGTCCTTTGATTGAGGGATCGTGCCGCCCGGCGAATGCGCTCCGCCAGGCTTGTCTCTGCATCCGGCGCGGCGTCCCGCTCGCGCCTCAAACTGGCGAAGCCATGCGCCATCACATGCCTCGCCTCCTTGCGCGTGAGCTGCGCGTCCCGCGTAAGCCAGCGCTCGAATTCGCGTGTCGTCGGCAGCTTCTCGCCCTTGGCGATCCGCGCCCCGTCCTGCATCGGAAAAGTCACGACCGAGATTTCCCACAGATCCGCCTCGCGGATATGGCGGATGCCGGTCTTAGGGTCGGTGTGCCCCCGCGCCACCTTGAAGCCGATCGACAGCCCGTCGAGCGCCCCGTCGCGGATCAGCTCGCGCACCTCGCGCCCTCTGGCCGAACCCGCCGAGAGCCGCCCGCGCACCTTCAGCCCGAACGCGTCCTCCGAAATCGCCGTCCACGCGCCGATCGGCTGCGCCGGGTCGTGCTGGAACAGCATCCGGATGCCGCCCGGCCCCTTTTTCGCCAGCGCCTTTGCAAACGCCCCGCGCTCGACGATGTCGCGGCTCATGTCGATCCGGTCGAACAGGCTCGCATAGCCCTCGAACACGCCCGTCTCGTCGACGCCGTCGATCGCCACGTCGACCAGCTTGCGCTCCAGTTTCACCGTGCTCATCCCTTGTCGCCCCGCTCCATCTTCCCATCCGCCCGGTCGAAGAGCCGCATCACGAGGCCGAGCGCCCACCACGCGCTGAGGCTCGCGGCGGCCGATCCCATCAGCATGATCTCGAAGGCGCCCAGCGCCGATCCGACATCGAGCTCGGACGCGATCTTCAACCCCGCCGCGCCGCCGAAGATCAGGCCGGAGACGACGCCGACGGTGAAGCGCAGCGCCGCCTCGCGCCGTCCGCGCGGCAGGACATAGGCGACCGAGATCGCCGAGCCGGCGATCGCACCGGCGAACTTGGCCAGCCACAGCCAGGCCGTTTCCATCGCAAGGTTCATCGCGCCCTCCTTCAGGCGACCGGCCGCGGGCCGTAGCCCACCGCCTCGCGCTTTTCCGCATCGGTCAGGAATTCGGCCGCACCGACCCGCGCCCACAGCGCCTCGCGCTCGGCCGCCAGCCCCTCGATCCGGTCGGCGTCGTAGTGCAGCTTCAGGCGGCGCCCGAAGCGCGGCGCCAGCCAGCCGCCCAGTTCCTGCGCGATGCGCTCGACCAGCGGCAGCACGGTCAAGCGATAGAAGGCGCGGTTCGCCTCCTGGTAATTCGCATAGGTGTTGTCGCCGGGAATGCCGAGAATCATCGGTGGAATGCCGAAGGCGAGTGCGATGTCGCGGCTCGCCGCATTCTTCGCCTCGATAAAATCCATGTCCTTGGGCGTCAGCCCCATCGCCTTCCAGTCGAGCCCGCCTTCCAGAAGCAGCGGCCGGCCGGCGCGCACCGCGCCCGTATAGCCCTCTTCCAGCTCCGCCTTCAGCCGCTCATATTGGTCGTCGGTGAGGTTCCCGCCTTCCTTCGGCGCGTAGACGAGCGCGCCCGACGGCCGTGCCGAATTGTCGAGCAGGGCCTTGTTCCAGCGCCCCGTGGCATTGTGGACGTCGAGGGCCATCAGGGCGGCCTGCAACGGCGGAAAGCCGTAATGGTCGTCGAGCGGATGGAAGAGCGCGAAATGGTGCGCCCCGCCGCCCTCACCCAGCCCCAGCCCCACCCGCCGGGTCGCCGCCCCCTGCCGCTCCTCCAGCGCCACCGGCCAGCCCGCCCGGTCGGCCGAAACCGTCACCCGGTCCGGCCGCAGAAGGTGCAGTTCGCGCGCGCCGGACGGCGTCTCGACCAGTTCCGCATAGGCATTGCCGGCCATCATCAGATGTCCGTAGAGCCCTTCGAGAAAGGCCGGGCCGGACTGGCGCGCATTCGGCCGCGCGACGAGGTCGAGCAGCGGATGCTCGGTCAGTTCCTCGCCGTCCTCGTAGAGCAGGAAGGGAATGGTCGCCGCCGCCTGCGAAATCATCCGCACCGAGCGATGCACCACCGGATTGCGCATGAAGCCTTCGCGGGCAAGCGCCGCATAGTCGCCGCGCGTCCACACCGCCTCACCATTCATGTGCAGCGCGACGAAGCCGGGCGACAGGCTCGCCGACCGGGTTTCCAGCCGCGCGCCATCGTCCTCCGGGCGCCGCGCCCAAGGCCATTTCCATCCCATCGGCAATTCCTTCAGGTGAGTTTGCGGATGCGCGGTTCCTGCCCGCGCCCCAGAAGAAGTTCGTTCAGCGCCCAGACGAGCGCGTCGAGCCGGTCGGGCGAGCGTCCGTTCGACAGACCCTGCGGCCCGAAATCGCACATCTCGTCTTCCAGCTCGGCAAAGCGGCGCGCATGCACAACCTTGCCCTGGTGATAGAGCGCCGCCACCGGCTCGGCGCGCAGCCACTTGCCGCGCGAGGCGCGCACCGCCTTCACCGGCAGGCTCGCATCGACGGCGACAAGCACCGCGCCGACCATGTCGCCGCCCTGGTTGACCTCGGCGACGACGCAATCTGCCTCGTGCCGGTGATAAGCCTCGACGATGCGTGCCGCCCAGCCCTGCGGCTTCAGCCCCTGCACCGTCGCATCCTCCAGCACCACCGCCCGTCCGTCGTCGCACAATCCCGCAACCACGATCCCGCACGCATCCGCTCGGCTGCCCGAGCTTGCCGGCGGGTCGACCGCGACCACGATCCGCGTCATCTCCGGCCGCCCCTCGATCCGCGCCGCCTCCAACTGCGCGCGCGACCAAAGCGCATCGTCGCGATCCTCGATCAGTTCGCCGTCGAGTTCCTGTCGTTCGAGCCGCGATCCTGCATAGCGCTTGCGGATCGTCTCGATGAAGCCGGCCGCAAGGTTGTCGCGATTGTCCATCGTCTTCAGCCGCGTCACCGTCACGTCCGGATCGGCGATCAACGTCTTCACCAGGGAAATCGGCCGCGGCGTCGTCGTAATGATCTGCGCCGGCCGCTCGCCGAGGCGCAATCCGAATTGCAGCATGTCGAAACAGTCCTGCGGATGACGCCACTTCGCCAGTTCGTCGCACCAGGCCGCATCGAATTGCGGCCCGCGCAGGCTTTCCGGGTCTTCCGACGAAAACGCATGGGCGACCGCGCCGCTATCCCACACCAGCCGCCGCCGTCCCGCCTCATAGCGGGGCCGGTTGCCACGTGCCTGCGTGATGATGCCCGAAGCGCCTTCGATCATCACCTCGCGCACGTCGCCCAGCGTCTCGCCGATCAGGGCGATGCGGCCATGATTGCGTCCGAAACTGAAGGGCGGCAGTCCGCGCACCAGCGCATTCACCCATTCGGTTCCGAGTCGCGTCTTTCCGGCGCCACGCCCGCCCAGCACCAGCCAGGTCGGCTTTCTCGTCCTCAATGTATATTGCGCGCCGTTCGAGTGGCGCGCCCACTCCCCGCGCGTCAGCGCCTCGTCATGCGCCGTCAGGTTCTGCGCCGCCCAATCTTCCTGCATGATATCGGGCGAGTTCGCGAATTCGGTCGTCGATCCGCTTGAGAGCGGCGGCAAGTTCGGCATCGTCTTTGATCTGCTTGTCCTTTGCGTCCTCGTCGGAGCGCATGGTTTCGCCGATTTTCTCCAGCGCCCGCACCATCGCCATGATGGTGTCGACGCGCGCCTTGTCGAAACTCAGTCCCTCCCCGTCTTCGCTTCCGAGCGTCAGCCGCTCGATTTCCGCGATCAGCCGGTCGTACTGGATTTCGATCCGCCGCCGTCGCTCGGCCACGCTGCCCGCCGCCACCGGCTTCCAGCATTCCGCCTCGGCCCGCATCCGCACCATCCGCAGAGACCGCCCCGCGATCATCGCCAGGTTTTCCAGCGAAGCCTCCCCGCCCTCATGGACATGCCGCATCGCGGCGAAAACGCCCTCAGCGCTCCGCAT